CTTTTCTGTTCTTTTGCCAATCCACGCCATCCTATTTGCGAGGACGACATCTTCCTTATAGCTGTTATAGAATTCATCGGTATCTAAACCTAACACTTCATTAATCTTATTATAGAACGGTGCGTGTACACCAATTTCCATAAAAGCAAATGTGGTGGCCATTCGTTGGATATCTGGTCGAGGGAAGACTTTAGTCACATAATTTTGCCAGTAGTCATTACCTACTGACAATTCGTATAGTGTAAACAGTTTCAGTGTTGATATAACTCCATGATATTCTGCTTCTGTGCAGTTTGTTTTTAGATCGTGTAGATCTTTCTCGACTTCAATTTCATCGGGTAGCCAAAAAATCTCGGCCTGTTGTTTAGCAAATTCAATTGCTACCGGATAATCAGTGATGTATTCTGATTTTGGTGTCAAAATCCTTATCGCCATATTATATTCCTGTGTTTATGTTCGTGTGGTGTATTATGTAGTCATGAGAAATCTGGGTGGTCCACCAATATAGACTTGATATCTGGTACTGTCCACCCATGCGGTTTTAGTATTTTACCATCTTCTCGTCTTAATACAGTCCCATCTTCCGAGATTTTAGCTAGATTACTACGAGCAACCTCATCCCATATTTGTTGTTGTGGTAATTGTAGAGTATGTTCCATTCCTTCGATAACCCACTTTAGATCAGCACAAGCATCAGCAATTTCTACAATATCTCGATCAGCATATGCTTGTATTAGTTCGTTAAATTCTTCTATAATAAGTGTAATATATAGTTCTGATTGATCACCATAACCAATGTCGGTTTGACCACACGCTCTCATAAATTTCAACACATCATTTCTACTAAACATTTATATCTCCAATTATATTTAAATTTGTTTCCAGTTTATCCATGCCATCTTAGCACGAAGATTAACGAATGTATTCTTTTCTATTATATCTTGTATGTCTCCAGAAGTGAACCCAGACAATATCATATCATTAATATCCTTTTCCACTATCATTTCTGGCCATATGCACACCGAAAAGTGGTTATCTATTGCATGTTCCATCAGTTTTAATATTTCTTTGTTTCTTGGTTCATTATCAAACACCAATACTATCTTAGATTTGTCGTATAGATCGTTAGCAAATTCTAAATTAGAACCAGATATAGCAATACAATTATTAAGAAACATTGAGTCAATTGGACCCTCCACCACTAGTATAGGATCTTCTTCATTAATTCTATTAAGACCAAACATTTTGTGTGAATCTTCATCTAATTTGATTGTTATATATCGGATCTTAGAATCACCTAAAGCTCTTCCCTGAAATGCTATAAGGTTATCTTGTGCATCATAGAATGGAATCACTAGTCGCTGGTCATTGTCATGTAACTTCTTATCGATGCCCATATCAACGTTAACGAATTTATTAAAGTCTGCACAATAATATAGCTCAGACCACTCAGCTTCTGGGATTTTACGATTCTGTACATATATCTTAGCGAAATGTGAATCGTCTAATCTATGTATCTTTGGTAGTGGTATTGTGTTTTTTGTTGATTTCTTGGCTACGATAATGGGTTTCGCTGGTTCATTATTAAAAACACCATTATCTTTATATCTTTCTAGTGCATATTCTTTCAGTAACGTTGGGTCCACTTGCTTTAGTAGGTTATAGAAATTTGTGCTGATACCACAGTTATGGCACATGTAGAAATAGTCATTATCTTTTCTATATACAAAACCACGAGCTTTGGTTTTATCTTTTGTCGAGTCGCCACACATTGGGCATCTGAACTGGTATAGGTCGTCTTTCTTGCGAGTGAATCTATTGAGTTTTGCCGAGATTCGTAGGAGAAATGTTCTATCGATGTAAATGCTCATTATTAATTATCCAAGGTAGTATGTTCAACTATTATACCCTGATAATTAACATATGTCAAGTTTATTTAAATAATCCAAGATGGTTCAACAAAAACCCAAATGCGGCCGCTCCGCCAATAACTAACCATCTCCAGTTTTCAAGTGCGGTTAATCTATCTGCTATTGCTTTATTTTGTAATGATGATTTATCAGCATGTTCTTTTATTTTTTCTTCTATTCGAAGTTCCATGTCGTCTATTTTTGATACTATTTGTTTTGTGTTTTCGCCCATTTTACTGTACAAGTCTCGAACGTCGGTTATTGTATCTTTACTACCTGATTCTAAATTATTTATCCTAGAGTCGTGTACTGATAGTAATCTGGTTACCTCTGTAGAAGATTTTGCTATTTCTGCTACAGTGTCGTCTATTTTATACACAATAGTTTGCAATACTGCAATGTGTGTTTTAACATCAGTTTCCATCGTTTAATTCCCGTTGTTTAATAACCCATTCCTGTAATGAGGTCAATTGCTGAACTACTTCGTAATAGGTGCCATAATTTCTACTGACGTTTTCTGCGACACCAGATAGTTTAATGTTGGAGGGGGAGTCATTAGCAATTCCGGAGGAGTGGGGAACCTCGTTTTTTGCGGAAGCATTGAGCAACTCGACAAAGCCATTGTTGACAACACACTTAGAATCATCATATTTTGTGATGTACTCCGGAACTTTCTGGATAATGACATTGGTTTTTCCTTTAACTATTTGAACTCTATCTACATATTTAGTAATAACTGTATTAGTGATTTCAGCTGCGGCTAGTTCTTTCTTGACTATATCGGATTCCATGCGGCTAACTTTTAATTGCCATGCCGACTCATTGCTAATAGCACCTAGAGTATATACGCCAAAGGTAAATAGTAATATAGATATTAACTCTAAAGGCAACTTATATGTTATTGGTATTAATCCAGAAAACATAAAGGCTATGCATATACCAACAACCCCGGCAACGGTAATGGCGTAAAATGTCCATTGTGGTAAAAACTCTAATATAAACATACCCTAACCCATCCCTCATCTGAAAATTTATATCCATTGTGATTTTTGACATAAACTTTAACGTTATTGAATTCTGATCGTATCCATCTAGCAAGACTACAATTATCAATACCGAGTATCTTTATTAACACCGCGTCGTCTTTATGTTTGGTCTTGCATTTTAATTGAAATGCGTCTTCAATGTGGTCTATCACGTCATCTAGCACCATTATCTGGTTATTACGATATTTTGTTTTCTTTTCTTTCGTTTTCGGTCAGCATCGACCGAACCTGCGGTATTTGGATCAGTTGAAACATATGCGCCTGTAACATTAGTAGGAGCAGAACCCATACCAGCAGCACCCATTTCTAGCATAAACTCTTTAAATTTCTTCATAATTGTGTCAACCTTTTTGCAACATCCATATCTAATAATATATCATATGAATATATGTCATTGCCGTTAATGCCCAGTACTACATCAGGCATCATGTCTAGATACGTCAGGAATGTTTTTAGCAAGCTATAATCAGCTGGATCAACCTTAAAGAATAATATCCTAGTTGTGGGTTCAGTACCAAAAACATTACATAATAATATTATGTGGTTTAATATTAATCTTTCTTTTAAATCAGTTGTTGTGGTATATCTACGAAATAATCTCTTAATATACTTGGTCCTTCTGATATCAGATTCAAATTCGGACATTATGCATCTTGGTGCTGAGTAGCACTTCAATGCATACATCTGAAAGTTGTCGTCACATAATGAAGAAAACATCACTTATTATAATACAGAGAATATCTGGGTAACACTAGTGTTTGCGGATTTTGTATTAGCGGCAGATGTATTTCCCATTGCAACCAAGGTTTCCGTCAAGTATCTAATTGTGCCATCACCATTAATTTTTTGGGTTACATTATTCCATCCTTGTTGAAGTCCGCCAATGTTTGCTGATAGTGATGTGTTAGCGTTACCAGCTCTTGTTCCAGTAACTAGAATAGTGTCCGTCCAATATGTGTTTGCTAAGTCGTGTGGCTGATTATACAATACTATGGGGGAATCAAATTCAATAATAGTACCTGATACAATATTACCTGATACGTTTTGACTTAATTTTACAGTAGTGTTAGTGACACTAATCACAGTTGTATTTGAGGTGAAGTACCCAGGAATCCCCATAGGCCCAGTATTTGTATTTGCAGTGAACACGGACCACCCGGACAGGATACCCGCATTAGCAACATCAGAAGAGCCAGCAGCAAAGGTTAATACATTTGCTATAGCATCAGTGGTGTTGGTTGTTGATGTTACTGTTAATCGAATAACTTCCCTAATTTGTCTCGCTAGTGGAAATTTTGGTTTGTTGTTTGCTGTATCGGTGTTACCCCAAGCTGGCATATTATTACTCCTAATTTTTAAATTATACAACTATTTAGTTGAGTCGCTATCTTTAGTTTTGCCGTTCTTATCTACTTCGATCTTATCTGATGAAGATGCTCTGGCTCTTAATTCCGGGTCAAATTCTACAACCTCTCGTTTTTCACCAGTTAGTGTTGTGCCGCCAGACAATATTGCTCTAGCCTTTGGTTTGGATTCGCCTACTGATTCTTTCTCGTCTGATTTATCGAATTTAGGTTTCTTACCATAGGCAGTTACTGATTTATCCGGAGTGTCGCCAGAGTCCTCCATTCGTAGGTGTTTATATAATGATTTGATTATTCTGGCTGCAGGTGACATATTACATTCAGCCAGCCCATGTGTAAGACTAGCAGAGCTATATCTATCGGATTTCCATTTTTCGAAATCACCAGATTTAGAATGACTAATCATATTACTCCTATCTACGTATCTAGGATCAAGACCTTGAGATTTTAAGAATTTAGCTAATAATGGATCGGATTTCCATGTCTCATCGAGGTGGCTAACTGATTCATATTTAGATGCCCATGGGTCCATTGGGTTATTTCGATCTGGAGATGTTGAGTCTGTGGTGATATCTTTTAGTCTTTTTAGGAACACTTTGATTTTCTTAGCCATTATTATATTCCCATCTTAGACTTGTGTCGTTTTGCTATCTGCTTTATTTTGCTAACGGCATTGGACGTGCCACTTTCAGTAGTAACGAACGGTACATTATCGTCAATGGGGGTTTTAGCTTCGTCTATATGTTCATCTGATGATTCAGCCATTGCCATTTTAGTGGCGGTTGCATACATAACATTTTGCCAATTCTTTCCATACTTTTTCTTGAAATCCTTTTCCTTAGATTTCATTGATAATACAATATCTTCTTTCTTCTTTGTTTGTGCTGCTGTCATCGACCCATCATCCTCAGAAAAATCTGGTGTGGATACTGGTGCCATAGCTTCTAATATCTTTTCCGAAAACGATAGTGACTCATTACGAGCACTTCTATCTATTAGTTTATCTATTGCTTTATGTGTGCCTTTATAACTTTTATTCATTCGTCTATTGCTATCGTCACCTAATTTACCGGTGGCTGCTAATAATGACCGTTTTTTGGTACTTTTATTAAGATATGAGTTAATTCCGGCGTCGGTATCTAACACTTCAACAATATCTGTACTAACATCTTCAGATTTAAGCTGCACCTTTGTGCTGAAATGTTGGTTATCACCAGCACCACCGGATAGTTCTCTGCGAACACCATCGATCCCATCCACATATTGTTTAGCTTTTTTGGGGTTATGTACCATAGTGGTATTCACCTTTGCGTTTCGCATCATCCTATCAAGTGATGATGCTGTGGCTTTTAGTTTTTGCCCAGCTTCGCTTTCGGACAGACCCTCACACAAAATTAACTCGTGGTTATTTGGATTTTCTGACTTTTCTAATACACTATTAACTGCATCTATCATTGATTGTGAAACTTTGTCTTTTGCAAACATTCTATCCTACCTTTTTAGTTTTAATGCTAGGTTGCGATAATCTAAGCTTTTTGTCTATTAATGTGTCCATAGGTTCTTTTGCTGATGCATTAGCGACTGTGCCCAACCCACCAGAACCCGCTTCTATAACTTCTTTGAGTTCCTGTCTAAGTTCAGTGAAGGTTTTGTGTTCTACCTGAACATTACCAAATGCGCCAGATCCTTGGTTTGGTCGATCGCTCCACGTAGGACCGACACCAGTATCACCAATTCGTTTACCAGGAAGATCCCTACCACTCGAAGTATATTTATTATTCATCATGTCTTTATCTTGTCTAAACTTTGGGATTTTCTTTTTCGGGACGATTTTAATCGTGGGCTGCGCCTGCTCGTGGTAGGCTCCACCTGAGTAATTGATATTTTTGGTAGCATCACCATACCGAACATCATCAGGTTTGCCTGATATGCGTAATAACTGACATGTTGGACAATTATGATCAGACAATAGATTATTATGTTTTGAGCACCTGATCTTCTTCGCATTAGTAAATTTTGATATGTCCTGTTTAGTTTTGGTTGGCTTATATTTGCACTCTATAAATAGTTTCGTTTTAGTACACACGCGATCAATTGATTCGTTGAATTTTGTTAATGTGTCTATGTTGTCTACTACAATGATTTCCTCAAACATCTCAGAATACACTCCAAGATTTTCTTGTGCGCTACACCATCTACTATACCTAATCTCTTCAGATAGAGTTTTGTTCAACTTAGAGTTCCTATCAATACTTATAGTATTTGTAGTATTAACAAACACCATATTTGTAATGTATCCACTCTTAGTAAGTTCTTCGTTTATCTGTGAAATGGTGTATATATCTGTTGCTGGCGCAGTTATCAGTAGTGGTGCTTTGTCTGTTAATGTGCCTTGGCAAATAACAGAATATGCCTGGTGGTGGTTCATTTCTAAAATAGAAATGTCTTTCGTGATACCGCGTATCACCACGTCTTTACCAGAGCCAGGTACACCAACAACAAATATAGCTTTATATTTGCCTATGTCACCGAAGTCTTCTGAGATAGTGTTTAATAATTCTTTGAAATTTTTCATTATTTTTATGATTATCTATTCAACATAGTACTATTTATAATATCACCAGAGTTGAATATCAAGATATTTAATCACACTCAAGATTTCCGTTTAATGAAATTCTGCAATTATATCCAATTTTTTCGAGTTCTACCAATTTTGTAGTATCTAGCTTTTCAAATATGATATGTTCAACATCTCTTCCTGTGTCCAAACATCCTGTCATGGTATTTTCAAGCATAGCTAACACTTCCTGTAACAATTCATAAGAAAAAGACCAACACCGAGTACTTAATAAACTTAGTTCTGGTGACATCCATGAGGCTATGCGCTTCTTAAATACATATTTACCTGTTAGGTCCGGATTATCATAATATGATACATCAAAATCTTCAGAAAAAAACCCACGCCCAGTTAATTTAAATATCCTTTTTATGTGAATATTTAAGGTCATTATATGTTCTATTGCTAGTTTTAGTGATAGTGTTTCTGCTGCACTTTTTTGATTGTTACTACCCAATTCATTCACTTTAGGCACGTCCGATAACACAATAAAAACATCAACTTTATTCTTCAGTGCCTCTAGCATATCATCTGAAAGTTTTTGTGGGGAAGATTCGAACATAGCAACTATAGCATTTGGCATCTTTTTCCGAACAGATTCAATAGTTTTAAATGTATCTTGGTACCTAGTCTCGGCATCTATAGCGGAAAATTTTGCATTTATTGCCGAAGTTATAATTACTACGTTTTTCATCATTTAACAATCACTGCCATAGAGTTATCATATATGTTAATTTTTGGTAGATTTGTGTTGTGCAGGTATATCATGCTAGGGTCAATGTTCCAAGATTCGTCCATTGGGAGAGTTACTATTGTTTGAAATTCACACTCAATATTTCTCAAGAATTTCTCGATAGGATATATGTCCTTATTTAGAATATCTTCGATTATGAATATCCCACCCTTTTTCAATTTATGGAAAGAATTTTCGAGGAAAGTAATATTAGCATGAGGCTCGTGTAATCCATCATCAATGATAACATCAAACTCAATGTCCATATTATTCCACATCTCTTTTATGAGTTCTGGTGAAGTTTGGTCGCAGAAGAAGGTTTTTATGCGATCGGTTTCAAATAATATATCCTTATCGATATCAGCTCCATATATGTTTGCATTTGGAAAGTAGTCAGCAAATGCTCTCATTGATGCACCCGGAGAGGCATTAGCTCCCATATTAGATGTTATACTTGTATTATTGGTACCAAGACCCATTTCAAATAAGTTCAGTGGTTTATATTTCAGCTCAAGCCCCATGAAGATCGTGTTATATAGAGTTGTGTAATTATGCCATGTTGATTTATCTGATCGATAATCAGAAAACAGTTTACACATTTCAGTTTTTTGTTTATAAATCTCTCTTTCCATATAAACATGAAGGATTTCTTCCATCGCATTATCAAATTTCATTCATTACTCCGCATTATTAAAATATTTAAAAATTATAAAAGGGTCTAATCCTAATTGGTGGTCTGGTATTCTGTGTAGCTGGAACTTGTCTGGTTCTTTTGATGCACATAGTAGCATTAATGTTTGATCATCGTCAACGAGACCATTAATATACAAAAAATCAAAAGCATCAAACATCTTAGTTTCCATTTCTAGCCAAAGTTTTTTGTCTGCAACAATTTTAGCACCTAAAATGTGTACATCATTCGATGCGATTATGTCTGTTATCTTACGAGTTGTGTCAATATCTTTATATGAGAACAAGTGTATTTTTGTGGGATCAAAATCATAAGACCACTTTAAGCTTGTTGGTAGGGTGGATTTACTTCTGCAATATCCAAAATCTAACCAAGCAATAGTGTTGTTTGTCACCATCTCTTTCTGTATAGCCATATTAACAAAGTGAGATTTCAGTAAATTAACCAATACATATTTCTCGCTCCAGTATTCTGGGTTCCTTATCTGGCTAGGATGTATTAGATTTTGGAAAATCTCACTATTATGTATGGTAACAATTTTTTTACTAATTTCTTCGAACTGTTTGAACGGATCAAACTCAATGATCTTAATATCATCTCTGATACATTTAAGCATTTTTCCTATATCTGGAGTTGTAACAACAACAATCTCATTTTTCAGCTTAGTAAGATGAGTAAATCGTTCAATGTATGTATCGGTTGTGCGCTGGAGGTATTCAGGAAGACCATTGTCAGGAGTCCAGTCACCTCTACCAATATCGAAAAATGCGGTTACTATTGTAATATTTGTCATATTATCGTTTAATGATGTACCATGCATCATTAGATACTAGTTTAAGGTTGGAAGCGTCGTAACTATGTTTTTGCATAAATTCACATAGTGCTCTGTTAACACCAGATAGGCTATAGTCATGACCAGAGAACATGCCACCAGACTTAACTTTTGGATAAAAATTCAACATGTCTTCGGATGCTCTTTCGTATGAATGGTCACCATCGATGAATACAAAGTCTAGTTCATTATCAGAAATTTTAAGAACTGCTTCAGAAGAAGTCATTTCCAAAAAATTAACTTTTTCTGATTGTGAAACAGAGGCTAAATTTGACATAGCTATTTTTTTACTCTCATCTATGCGGTATTGTGAAATTTCACCACACCAATCCATATAAGGCATATATGGGTCTATAGCATACATAGATGTAACATTATCACAATGTTCTAGGATTTGGCATAAATTAAATCCTTCGCTGACACCAAGTTCACACCCCACTACCTTACCTTTAAGGGATTTTATGGTTTCTAGTAAACCATATCCAGAGCATTTCTCATCATTAAATTTCATAGTATTTTCCTTATGTGTTGATTGTAAAGTAATCGTTTTCGTTATGTTGGTTATATTTCTGTTCTACAAACTTCTTCCATTCAGGCACTCTATCATATTGATGAACAATACAGAATGGTTTTTCCCAATATGTTTTAACCACACCGTCTTCGAAGAAGGGTTCTGCTTCTGTAAGAAATGGTCTAAACCCTTTAATCTTGCTGGGATCAGCAGTAGTTCCTGCTTGACATGCCCAACCATATAATTGATCAGCAAAGAATGTTCTAGATTTATAAGGTTCAGTTTGCAACAATACATTATAAACCGCCTGGTCTACTATTGGGATCGGTCTATTGATAGCATTGGTGAAAATATTGAACATCAAATCTTTAACATATTCAGACACACCACCAATTGTACCAACATTATAAATGATATTATCCTTGAATAATTCATGAACATATGGACCATAGGTTTCTAGTAGATTTTGGTTGCCCCAAGACTCATCTTTGTATCTAATAGATTCTGATCCAGCAACTAGTTTACAAGGAGGTAGACATTCACTCAACCAATCTACAGGATTTGTTTGGAAATAAACATCTTTGACATCGGTGGTGATGACGTATTCGTAGTCTTGCCATGTATCTTTCAGATAGTCGTAGATAGACAAGAATCGAGCAACATGAATTGGTGCATCAACTGCAATCATTTCTACAATCTTGAATCCTTGTTCTAGTATCTTTGTTCGTGTTTCTTCTGATGCTTGTCCTAATACAAGAACTTTATCACCTTCAAATCCACATTCATTGATAGATTCAATCCAAGGTTTTAACTGGTTGTAGTTGTAACCAGTTGCGGCACCAATAATTAAACTTTGTTTAGCCACGGGAATTCTCCATTATATTTGTCGTTCATAAATTTGTTGCCCTGATCAAAGAATTCTTTGGATACAGAACCATCATTTCCAGCAAGTCTATATGCAACTGTATGTACACCTGTGCCTATGTACTTTGGGTAGTTTGTCATTAGCACATCACGATATACCCTATCTTGTCCCCACCCACCGTGCCATACACTGGCAACATGAGTGGCAACGTTTGTATGTAGACAGTAGCAATTGGTATCTATGTGTTTGTATCTACCACATGAATCCCAGCTACCGAGAGATTCACAATTATCATCACATACATAAGTACCATCTTTATCGAATATTCTTCTTAGTGAATATGTCCAATCTAGATTATTATCTTCTATGGTATCTATACAATATTTTACGTGATTATTTTCAAACCAATTATCCTGATCTAAGAACAATACATATGTAGTATTAATCAAGTGACTGAATGCTGCATATATTCTATGACCATAATAACCATTAGCACCAACATTATCATTAAGATAACACACTTTTAGATTTTTGTTTCCGAGGTATTCACTAACGATAGCACTAGTTTTGCCTTTAAATTGTGTGCCATCACACACAACAAGACATTGTGTATCTGTGCTCTGACCAAGAACAGATGCAATAGCTGTTCTTAATTCAGGAGCACCTGTAGTGGGTATTATCACTGTAGCCGTCATATTTTAAAATTCCCAAAGTCTTTCTTTTGTGGTTTAGTATTAGATGAAAAAACTTGACCGGAATCTACAATATCATCCTGAGCAGATTGTTCTGTGTCATATAGTTTCATCTTTGATCGATTGATGCCAATAGTAAATCGTTTATAGTGTGTTAGGTCGGAGTATCTATTTTTAAGTTGCTTAACCATTATCTGATCCAGTTCCTCTAATTCTTCCGAAGAGATTAGTGCGAACATCATATCAGCTGTGGCTGGCAGTCCAAACGATTCACTGACATCTTCCATGCCGGGATCCGACGAGCTAAACCCACTTCGTGTAGTCTGTGTTGCTGTCATTAATGGTACATCATATTCAACGGCTAATCCCCGCAATTCTTCGGCAATTGCTTTAACGTATGTATATGAGTTAACATTAGACCCAACTTTCAATCTTGAGCTACAGCAAATGTTTAAGTAATCTATGAATATTATATCGGGAGAAAATCCACGTTTCAGATTCAATTCATTCAATAATGTCCTAAAGTGTGCGGATGACGCCGATGCTGTTGGATATTCTTTTACTATAAGTTTACCAACAGTTTTAGAACGAACCCGATCAACCTTTTTCATGTATGATTCTTTGGTTAATGCCATCAATTCATCCATAGTCACGTTCAGTAAATTTGCGTCAATACGCTCGGCTATACGTTCCTCTGCCATTTCTAATGTAATGTATAGTACATTCTTACCCATAGCCATACAACTAGCCGCGACATGGCACATAAACAAGGATTTACCAACGCCAGTACCAGCAAGAATCACGTTAAGTGTTTTCGTGGATAACCCGCCCTTAGTAATTTTATTGAAAAATTCCAAATCAAACGGTATCTTACTTTCCTTCTTATGATAGAAGTCATAACGATCAGAAGAATCTTCGAGGTAATCATGTCCGACTGAATTATCGAATGATACTGCTAGCGCATCGGTTAATATCTTGGGAATACTGCCTTTGTCGTTTATATTATCAGACCCATCGACGATATTTATTGATGCCATTAGTGCATTATATACCGCTCTATCTTGGCAAAACTCTTCCGTTTTATCAATTAGCCATTCTATTTTAGATTCTTCGGCAGTGACGACCTCGAGTTCATTGATATAAACGTTAAGCGCAACAACCTCGTCTTGTGATACGTTTAGTTCATCTACAGAAATTCTTAGTGATTCTATTGGTGGTGGTGAATTATATTTAGTAGTAAATTCGAAAATCTCATTGAATATAGCGCGTTCGTTCTTACTTTCAAAATATTCCGCATTTAGAAATGGTAATACTTTTCGCAAATATTCTTCATTGTGTATTAAATTCTTCAGTATTACTTGTCGTATGTTCATTCACTATTCCCTGATCTGTGTTGTTTGCCATTATTGATATTAAAATATTACCGATATAATCTTTGAACTCTAAGCTATCAAGATCTTCTATCTGGTTACAGTTTATCACAGTATGCACAAATTGTAAATAGGTTTTATCCTCTTCTTCCTCAAAACTGACTTTACCAAAGCTGAACACTACGTCTTTGTATGCGCCGGATAAGATTTGAAAATGCACCATTTCTGGATCATTGTCTGGAATTAAAAACGAATAATCTACACCTTCTTTCATGCGCCATCTCCAATTGCTTCAAGTTCTTTAGATATATCTTCATCACTAATGATTGCGCCATTAGATACTTGATAGTTGTCTTTAATCCATTGTTGGAAGCTAGTGCTGGATATTATGGGTGTCCAGAACTCTTTAGTATCTGTATCTTTAGCACGATACTTTTTATCACTAATCTCACCAGACTCAACATCAACTTTAGAATACCAGCCATTAGACGGTTTAATTACATGACCAGAGTCTAGTGCCATTTCAAGCAAACCAGACCATATACTCAAACCACCATCAAATTTAACTGTGACTGGAATTTTTGACTTTTCTCTTGAATGTCTAGACTTTTCAACGTTAATAATGAAGTTATATCCTGTCAACTCGGTCCCATCTTTTTCTTGCTGACGACCAAGAATGAAAATGTTGTCCGCAGAAAGATATACGCCAGTACCGCCAGACACTACTGCTTTACTATACAATTCCTGTGTCATGTAGATATGGTTCACTGCAACCATTGGTAGGTCATATTTAACCAAGTATGGTGTGATCATTCTAAAGATAGATTTCATTTGTTTGGCGCGACTCATATCCTGAGTACTCTTACCAGCAATAGCATCTTCCATTTCTTTCTTACTAGACATGTTACCAAGAGAATCTACTACAAATATAACTTTGTCACCACGTTTAATTTCTTGGAACTGCTGCATGATATCAAACTTGAATTCTTCCATATCCATGATTGGTGTGTGTATGACTCGTCCCTTATCTATGTTCAGAGAGTCAAAATATGATTCTGGGGTGCCAAACTCGCAATCATAAAACACGAGCACTGAATCTGGATACTTATCCATATATGACTTAGCGAGTATCAATGAAAACAATGATTTGAAATGTTTTGATGGACCACAAAACAATGTTAGACCTGGCAATAAACCACCATCAATCCTTCCAGACAAAGCAATGTTTAGTGCTGGGATTGGTGTCGTGATCATATCTTTTTTGTTAAAGAACTTAGAACTCGAAAGAATTGAGGATTCTTTAATCGTGCTGTTCTTTTTGATTCTATCTAATAAACTCATCTGTATTCCTGTATCAGTTGAAGAAGTCATCTAATGTGCTTGGTTCTGTTTTATCTATAGCACTGAACACTTTCTGTTTAGTCGGTGCAATAATCGCACCAACATCAAAGAAGTCCCCTAGTGTGTTTAATTTTTCTGTTTGCCACCCCATACAATCTAATATAATTTTAATTGGTGATACGAAGGTTTTCTCGTACTGTCTGCTGTAATCTACATACTTATCTAACCCAAATTCGGTCGGTAACCGTCCAGGAAATGATATAACATCATTTTTAATAGGATTTGGCATTTTTAGATATGTAAACTTCAGTTTTTCTCCTTCCTGAATACATGGATACTTCTTTTCTAATCCAAGTTCAGTAAGGTAAAGATTATACAATAGTGCGCCCCTAACATGAATTGGTGTTCGTGACTTATATATTGTCAAGTCACTAGAGTATTTACTTAACCCATTAACACCTCGTGGGAACGATATTTCTTCGGGAGGTAGATTAAAGAAATCACTTTTGAATGTGTCTATGAATGTGTGTATATCGGTTTCTGTGCCGTTCAACATAATTTCAATAGACTTCTTCATTTTCTCACGAATGGCTGATGGTGTTGATGACTTCACCATTTCCAATCCAGTCACCTTTATCTTTGGTTCTTTGTATTGCACGCCCTCATTGTTGTACACATTCAAAATGTATCGTTTCTTTGCTGTCCAGATACCTGTATCACATAGTGCTTCACGCTTCATCATCATCTTTTGTGCATATGCGTGCACGTAATCAGCAAGTTCTTGATATGAATTATCAATATGTGGTTGCAATCTATCTTCACATACCCTATCCATAAAAGCAATGACTTTATTAGCAGGTATAGACAAGTTACCACTAACTCCATATACTTTAGTAACTAGTTCGGGTAATCTCAGGTATATAGAATCTGTATCCATGTAGATCACATAATCAACATCTTTGGATTTCATTAATGAGTTCATGTACGTATTAATTGATTTCTCAATCCAACGAACAGATAGCTGCCCAGCAGAAGTTACTGACGAAGCTAATCGCAGATCATAAAATCTGAAGAATCTAGAACCTGTGGCACCATATGCAGAAACTAACGATTCTTTCTTGGCACGTTGCAGGCTGTTATACCTAGCAATCTTCTTGAACAATTCATTCCTCTTGTCAGGATCTGTTTCTATTTGGTAGTCACTTTCTGCTGCTAACATTATATTCTTGTATGTACTACGTTGAGTATACATGTCCTCTAGCATCTTTGGTAAGAAACCTTGGTGACTAGTCTTAAAGAATTGTCCATTAGGAGCAAATGTAACACCCTCTAGTTTGGATGTATCAATTTCTTTGTGTAACAAACTCTCAATACTACATAGTGCTGATATGTCGCGCATGTCATCTGTGTAATCACATTCATCAATCAACATTTCTGGTGATACATTGTACTGGATCATGATATGTGGATATAGCGAGTTTAAATCGAAACTCGCCACCCAATTGTGTTTACCAACCTGTGGCTCCTTTACGTAAGCACCGACAAAATGTTCTTTTTCGTGGTGTTCATTCTGTGGCACGATAATATTCCTTTCTAATAGATAAGAATACGTCATAGAATCCCACATACATGTTTGTTTAAACACATCTTCAAGATTGGTTTTGGTATCATATGCTAGAGTAAGTGCTAACTCTAAAAGCTTTAGCTTGTCCTCCATCATCATGATTAGCTTAACGTCTTGTACGTTATATTCAATGTACTTTTGAAAGTTTAGCGTATACAACTGATGCAAGTTCTCATATTCTTCGTATGACAATTTACTCTCGCCGAGTTCAACATTAGCTATGTTGTCTAATCTATACGATTCTTGAGACTTGCCACCCGGAGCATACCATTTATACAATTCAAGATAATCTAATGATGCAACCCCCATAATTTCATAAGTGTTCTGAGATTTACCATGCATACCTTTGACTTCTCGTTCGAGTACATTACCCCACGGAGACAGTTTTCTGGTTAATGGTTCACCAAGAATTTTCACAAACCTATTAACAATGTATGGAACATCGAAGAACTTGGTGTTCCAGCCTGTAAGTATGTCTGGACACTTAATCATCCACACATCGAGAAATCTCTTACATAATGAATACTCGTCCGCACATTTGATATAGATTTCTTCGCCTTGAGTGACATAATCACCGCAACCAAACACATATGTTTCATCACCAACGTAACTTATAGTGATAGCTGTTATAGGTGAATCTGCTCTATCTGGGTGAGGGAATCCATCATCAGACATAACCTCGATATCAATTATGCCAATTAGGACATTTTCTTTGTCGTATTCGATAATGCCTTTGTGTTGATCAGCAATAAAAGCATACTCATAGCGAGTATTGCCGTATATTGGTGATGCATTAGATACACCATCAAATTGCTTCACATAATCTTTAGCATCTTTCATACTATCGAATTTCTTCTGTTCTAGAAAATTACCTTGCAGGTTCTTGAACGGTGTTGGTTTTTTCGATTCTATGTATAATGATGGTTCATAGTCAATCTTCATCTTGATTCTTTTACCGTCTTTAACTCCTCGATAAAGAATGCTATTACCCCATACTTTAACATTCGTATAGAAATCTTGTGACACATTGACTGAATTACTCATGGATTTCCTAATTTTGATTTTTAAAATGATATTATACGTATATATTGTCGCCGTGTCAACTTAATATAATTTTACTTTCTGGCACAACCAGACCAGAACCAAAGATTTTCTCATAGTTTTTGATAAAATCTGTCGCTGGTAGATATGAATACACTATATGAATAGTTTCAAATCCAACTTCCAGATCTGTCTGTGGTTCTGAATGAATTGGGAATGGTGAGAATCCAATATTAGTACCGCCATCTTTACCTCTAACGACAGCGATACCAACGGGATTTTTCAATCTCATGCCCTCAGAATCATTAGCGACTATCTCACCAAGAACATCTTCACCAGTGATTAACTTTAATGCTACTACTTTCATAATTTTCTCTCAATGTTATGTTCAATTCTCCACTTACCATCAATAATAGTGATAAGTTGACGTTTACCGTTCTTGTGGATAATACAATGTGTATGTAACCAACTAGACGGACCTTTTGTATAGTCCATTTTCTTTAACGAAGATGTACCAACACACCAAGCACCACCAACAATTGCGGGTGTATGTGAATGTCCAATGATACATTTCTCGCCAATTTTAGACAAGTTCTGTACTGAACCTCTGGACCCATTAGGACCAGCATCGCCATGCATCGATAATGTAATACCATGTAGAGCAAACCCAGGAGAAATAAATTGTACACTATCCCATGCGTCGATAGGAGACAACATTGGTTTGTGTACATTTTCTAGGTAAATTTCAAGTGCTGATCTACCTAAACCACTCCTAATATCAGTCAGTTTCAAATACATTAGCTGATGATAAATTTCAGCATTAACGTAATCAAATTTAGGGTCACTAATGTTCAACCATTTATCTATATGATCATCGTGATTAGAACCAACTATAAGTGTTTGCGCAAAGCTAGGCGTGGTGTCGAACACATGATCCAATGATATTTTCAATTCTTCTCTCAATGATCCGTTCTGTGTCACCTGGTGTTTCTTCCACCTAGTAAAGAAATCATTCATGTGGTGATGTGAAATACTATAACTGTCTATAATATCTCCGCGAATGATATATTTCGGTTTTAATCGATCCACGATACCACCAACGCCATATGTAGATTCAACGACTTCTTTATCAGCAAATATTACATGCTCGTCACCGGTATATATAGCATCAATTTCCGAAAAGTCAACAAATCCAGTAGAATCCCACTGTTCATCTAAATCATGGAATGTTCCAGATTTATCAGACAACAATTGTCTAATGAAGAATATATCATTATCTTTATCGAGATCAATAACGACAGCACCAAAGCAATGATGAAATTGTGCACGATGCCCAGCTTTGCTCGCGCTATAGTTGTTCTTTAATGATATACTACCGGTAGAGTGTAATATAATACTATCACGCCACGAATTAACAGCAATAGATTTCATTTGAACTACTGGGTGACCGACAATAGTGGTCATGCCTTCACAGATACCATCGATGCCAGTTAGAGGATTAGTAGCAGTAGCTTGTATGTTACAATCACCAATGATCTTAAACTTATCTTTGTATTTTACGTTTTCGGATAGAATGTGTGGGACTGCCTCTTGTGGCCACACCATATCATCACCATCCATAGATGGGTTTCTATATCTGTTTCCAATAATGAACAATTTGTAGTTCTTTTTGTCGCAATATTTCTCCAAACCAGACAAGAACTCGCCAAAAACTTCTGTATTATTCAAGCACGAAGTGATGACAATACCATTGTAATCACCATACACATCTTCAAATTGAATAGAGCCATTACCAATAACAGGATCGGGCAATCGTTGCCTAATAGTTGGTGATGGTGGGTCATAGAAATTCACCGAACAATCCTTACATTTGTGTCGTTGTCTCAACACACCATTAGAGATTTCGGTGCCCTTTTTTATGAAATTAGTAGAGTTACAATTAGGACAATTATTCATAGTATACCTATTCAATTGAGTGAAAGTGATATTATAACACACGAAGTGGTTTGTGTCAAATTGTAGACACAAAAAAGCCACTATTCATAGTGGCTTTAGTGGATATTCGGTTTTAGTCTTTGTTTCGTGCTAACTGAGGTGCTGCTTGTTTTTGCAACGAATCGATGATTGTACGACTTAATTTGTGTGGGACTTCATCGAGCGCAGCTAGGATGATGTTTGATTGTTGGATGGTTAATACGAATGTTAATTCTGGAGCAACTTCGGTCTCTTCTGGTGCATCAAATACTTCTTTCTCTTGTGTCATTTTACTTTCCTATATTAATATTAAATTTACAGTTTTTCAACTCATTATATTTGATTAATTTTCGTCTTAATCTTGACGTTTACAGATTTTCGGTGCGTCGATTGGCATTTCCTTAAAAACGCAATACCTTCACCATTTCTATATATATGTTTAAAATATACAGATTTTACTCCTGACTGGTGTATCAGCTATATCCATATACATGTCATTATATCTTTCAATTTTATTCATGGATTATATGTTGATATTAGTTGTTTTAGAAAATCTTTATCTGGTTGTGAACACAACTTTGGTACAATTTGATTAATAACATCTAACGGCAAATCCCACCATTTTAATTGTAATAGCATGTCAATAATTTCATCACTAAATCGTTGCTTTATAACCTTTGATGGATTTCCACCAACAATACTATATGCAGGTACATCCTTTACAACATGTGTATTTGCTGCAATAATAGCACCATCACCGATACATATACCCGACATAATTGTAACAGTCATACCTGCCCAAACATCATTTCCAATAACAACACTTCCTTTCGATGCAGGATGGCCATCAATACCTAGACCAGACAATTCATTTTGATAAATGTGACCAAATGGGAAGGTTGATATCCAATCGGTTCGGTGGTCTCCCCCCAAAAATATAGTCATATTTCTAGCTATAGAGCAAAAAGAACCTATATGTAAATTAGATCCTTCATGCGGGAAATGGGTAATAATATTTTCAACTCCATAAGTAAAACGGCCAACTGTCATTTGACTTACGCCACGCATACTAGTTTGTGTCATGTTATTTGACATAATATAATATAATTTAGTTTTACCTTTTTTTGGGACCTATGTTGTATTTAGTGACCAACACCCAGTCGGATTTTTCATGATGTTTAATGATCTTGATCTGTGATATGGACCTAGTTAATTCGTACCTAAAATCTTCTGGTCCTACCACGGTAAGCAAGCCCCAATCGCTCAGTAATTTTGCTATGGAATTTCTACGAACCAAATCGTTTTCAGTTATATCAGTAGGTCTCCCATCTAGCTTAAACAGTTCTTTAAAGTGTACTATAGCGTATCGTCCTCTTTTGTGCAAAATATGGCACGATTGATATAGTATATTATCAGTCTTCGAAGCATACCCTATTCGGGTTAGTGATTCTCTAACTCGTAGAAAATCATCGGGTTCTGCTAGTAATATTTCAACACCACACCCTAAGAAGATATCCATCGGCAACATACAACATCCTTTAATTATAAATTATACATATATTTATAACTATTCGGATGTGCCGCCTTCAATAGTTTTAGACCTAATTCCAACCAGTTGTTCTTCTGTCAATACTAGTAATGCCTGCTTTGCCTTGCTATTAGAATATCCAAAGAATTTCTTGACACATACCAAATCATCTATCGGATTAGTTTTCTGCCAAGGTTTGAACTTGCGCTTGAGCTGCCTAACCGAATTAAATAGATATTGGTATTGCATGTCTTTATCTAGGCCATGGTGCATGTTGATCTCATTAGCATATAGAATACAATCCATATGATATGATAGTGCTCGATTAACTATAAACGGAACATACTCTTCGCGATCAATTGCATCATTTATTACACATTTTTTTGATACTAATATTGAGTGTATAATATCCTTGAACAAGTCCATTATCTAAACTCGCAATCTATCATTATTTCTGTCAAACATGCGGTTAGGTTTATTTCCATATCATTAACGAATGCTGATTGGTATTGATACTTAGCCAAAACCAACACTAATTGTGGTACAGATGGTGGTGTCAATATGTTATACAGATTGTCGTATAAAGATCTAAACACTTGAGTAGCTTCGTCAGTATTCTGAGTAACCCACTTACGACATGACCCAAAGTCGTTATTTTTAAGTGCTGATATCAGTTCATTTATTTGTATCTCACCAACATTAGCTAATATTCCTTTATCTATAGTACCAGAAACAGAATAACGCTGCAACTCATTTAATACTCTACGATTATCCGGAAAATGCTTACCAATGACTGCAGCGACAACCTCTTTACTATATGTAATATTCTCTTTGTTAAGTATATATTCAACACGCTTAAAGAATTGTGCTGCCATTTTCGCCTTGTTATTAAGCTTGAAATCTATAACAGAACATCTAGAGTGTATAGGTTCTATGATACGATTCTTGTAATTACAAGTAAATATAAACGAACAGTTCGAAGAGAATTCTTCAATTGCGCCACGTAGTGCCGGTTGTGTTGAGTTAGCATTTAAGTAGTCTGCCTCATCAATAATGATAACTTTACGTCCACCACTAAGAGAAACTGATGATGCATAATTTTTTATCTTCACTCGAAATGTATCTATACCAGATTCATCAGAACCATTGATAATAATATAATCGCAACCAACTTCCTCACATAATGCCTTGGCTATTGTAGTTTTACCAACACCAGCAGTACCTGATAATAATAAGTTCGGTATTTGTTTGTTGTTAACATATTCCTGAAAGGTATTCTTTATATCATCTGGAAGAATACATTCGTCGACTGTTTTTGGTCTGTATCGTTCACACCATAGTATTTCATTCATGTGTACACCTTATTCATAATTTAACTTAATATCATGTTAATGACAATTCTATAATCGCTGATAGCAGGACAACACGCGGAGTGTATCTGATGTGAATCAAATATAACAGCCCTACCTTTTTTTGGGGATATTGTTTGCTGTCGTGTCAATAGCCCGATTGTAGATTCATAATAATATTCATTATATAAAACAGTATCACCATCACTATCGTTTACATAGTATAACAGAGTTTTACTGTTGGTGCCAACTCCACCTATATCACTATGTGGATGTTGTAAGTGTGGACCATCCTGCTTCATTAACAAATTAGCCTTGATCCTCTGCCGAGTTTCTATAGATCCATATATATTTTCAAAACACATGGTTAATGGTTTCATATACTCACAAAATTTACTATGTGATACATCGTCCTCCATGAACATGTGTCTAAATTGTATATGATCTTTAGTAGGAACATCCGTATAATAATCGGTAATTGGTGCTCGACTTACTGAATACGGATGAATGTTCCATGGAAATTCATGTCCAGTTAGCATACCAAGGATTGAATCTTGGTATGCTATCGGTATGAAATCATCAATAATTGTTGGCTCCATAGTTAAACCATGTTGGTTATTCCCTCAAATAGTGATTCAAACTCGCCCTGTTCAGCAACATCTTCTTGGAAAGACTGTTTGTATTGAACTTTCGCTAACTTTCTTAGAATCTTCTTGGGGATCTTCAGTGTGTCAAATGCCGCATCAAGAATATCTTTCATTGCAAGTCTTTGGGCATCTTGTCTTTCCATAACAACGATCATTTCATCAATTGCACCTTTAAGTGCAATCAATTCTCCGTCGTTGAATGTTCCAAATAATGTAGTAATACTAGCCATAATTATACCTTAGATTCATTAGATTCAAAAGCAATCCAATATTGGACTTCTTCTGTAGTGTTTTTAAAATGACCAATACCTTTAAATGAGATATTAACTTCATAACTACCTGGGATCATTTTTATGTTCTCAGCCTTAAATACTACTGTATACGTACTATCACCATCAACACTGCCAACCTCGATGAAATTCGTGTGCGCTGAATCATTGTTGGCATCAAATGTGACGATTTCGATCTTCTCACCATCTGATCTAATACCAATGTGTGGAGACGATAATACCGCACATGTCTTCATTATCCACTCATAGTCAGCAGCAGTTAGTGTAAATGAACAATCAAGTGACGGTAGTATTATCTCCTTTTCGGGTGGTAATAATATCATTTCAGGTTCAGTAACTCTGTATTTGATCTTTGATCTACCAGAATTAAAGATGACATTGGTGCCATCAAATTCCAAATCAACAGAGTCTTTGAATAATGAATGCACAGATAAGAATTGAGTCAGATCATATACACAGAAATCCATCGGGAACTCGTCAGTTAGTACGGCATTAGCTAACACAGATTTTCCTGATGATATTGTGGCTATTTTACTTCCAGCCTTTACCTGGATACCTTTATTGATGGTGCTAAAGTTCTTAAGAATTGCTAATGTTTGATTCGATAATTTCATGCGTTACTCCATAATGTAAATATATATTATATCACGTATTTCTATTCTGTCAACAAATCTTTCTCTAATAAGAACATTAAATTGCAAATAGCATGTGCTAGATGGTTCTTGGATGTTTCTTCATCGAATCGTTCTCCACTTTTCCAGTCCCACAAGTGTCTCATTGCGGCATCGAAATATCTACGTTTACCATCGGGGACGTGTTTCCAGTTATCCCTATCATATTTCTGAGCACCTAGTGTTAGGATCTCTACTACTGCTTTGAATCCAATTGGTGGCACTAACCCATATTCCAACTTGTTTTGGTCGAACTTTCTACCATGTTCCGAACTCTTACATTCTATGCTGTGATCCACAGTTGAAACACCTCCAAAATTGAAACCGGCACCAGAAACATGACTAGTTCGCGTCCCTAATTCTTGTGATCCAGTTGAGGAAGCTGTTATTGATCCTGTTGGACTAGGTTCTTTACTATAATTGTAGTAATTTGGATACATTTCAACAGCATTAGTGTCGTTTGGATCATGTGCAGCCCCATTACCAGTCATATTATAGCTCCCCAACAAAATTTGCTACGGCTGGCATATCACCTTTGAAATGATATGTACCAATATGACTAGTTCGCATCCAAGGACATAACCAAATTTCGCCACCCATATTACGCCAGAATTGGCAGAACATGTAATCTTCGCTCAAATACCGCTCAGAATCTTTATCGATGATTGTGTCAAAGTATGCATGAATATATCGTGTGCCATCAAAGTTAGCTTGACCAACATGATCTGGTTTGTATCTAAGAAGTGGATATTCTTTTTCAAACTTAGGGAATACTGTTCTATTGATCAACATAAACCCAGTACCAATTTCCAATACTTCTAACGGTTCAGTTACCGAAAATTGATCAGTACCTTTTACTGGATTGAATACATAGTCACCAACAACATTCTCTAGGTCGTTTGCGTCTATGTTTGGATTTTTAGTTAGTGCAGTTTTTACCGATTTCCATTTAATGGCTTTCTTTGGATATGGGGCACCAATAACATCTTTATCTAATGCTAATAATGTGATAACATCTTTTGGATCAAAATGAATGTCTGAATCCAAGAACAATAAATGCGTGCACTCTGATCTATGTACAAACTCATCCACAAGATAGTTGCGTGCCCTAGTAATCAAACTTTCATTAAACAGGAACGAGAACTTAATTTCGATACCATATTGCATACAGAGACCTTGCAGATCTAGGCAAGACTTCATATACAAACCGTGGTTAAGACCTCCAAACATTGGCGTGGCAACGAACAAACTTTTCTTTTGTAATTCTTCTTTTTTAATTGATATTTCCATAATATAATTCTCGTTTCGTTATTGTTAAAGGTATATTATACTACATTTTATATGAGTTGTCAAATGGTCTTTATAAAAACTGATTGACCACAATCATATACTCTTCTCCATCCGTTTATAGATGTGTTTTCTCTTTCACTCAAATTAGCGTCGAAGTTTGGAAACACCTTGCTTAGTTTATGTTTCTGGAAATCTTGACGTGTTTTTATAACGTTACTCTTATAATAAACATATCCAGGTTTAGAGTTGTGTGAGAATACAAACCCAGATCTTTCATACACAGAGCCATTAAACAATCTCATATCGGCAAAGGTTTGTAATGATTGTATGTCATATGATGTCAATACACAGTTCAGCAGTTTATCAAAACCCCCTATTACTGTGATGTTTAATTTGTTGGCAAATCTCAATAACTCATGTGAACATTTTTTATCAAATCTACTTTTGCCTAGTCCCATCACACAAACTAACTTTCCTCCATACATAAGACCTTTTCTAATAGAGGAGTTAACGTTACCTTGTAGATGATTAGTGTTTAAGAAGTTTTTGTAATCTTTAGATGTGACGTCAATAATAGAACATTTTCTGGCAAACACCCTTTCTGTATTTCCTATCTTGGATGATATTATAGATTTGATTATATCTTTTTTAGTATTCCATTCATGATCCCATATCTGAACAAGAGTTATACCTTCGTTCTTACATAGATCATGTTTATCTAGGTGTCTCTTACTATCTTCTGCGTGCCAATACATACCATTATATTCGATACCTAAATTTATATCAGGCAAATATATATCAATCTCTTTAGGCCCTATTGCAACTCTATCGTTCTGAAGTATTCTTCCGTTGTATATAGAAGAAATATACTCGAATACTTCATTTTGAGACTTAGAGTGAGTAGAATAGAATGAGTTCATTTCTATGTTATATTTTTCGAAGTATAGATAAACTGTTCTATATGTACATCCAAGCTCTTCTGATATAGTGGTTACTGACTTAGTGCTGTTCTCTTTTATCAGCCAATCTTTATCTCTCAGTTGAGGGTAAAGGATTTCTTTATTGTATTGGATTTTGTTGATAATACCGCGATCTTGTGCTGAAAATTCCACCCTATATCTCTCTAGGCACGTTTGTTTAGATTTATCTTGGTTATTATAATTTGGGTCTCCGTATCGGTCTAATTTAGTCTCGAATGTCTTATCTATCATATTTTGAGACTGTGTTGTATATTCTACACCATACCTCTCTAGGTTAGTAGCACGCATTTTTTCTGTTATCTTATCATAGTCTCTATTAGTGTGTATCTTGATATTTCTGTCTGCGCATTGTGTAGAGCAATATGTTGAACAATAGGTATAATACCCATTTTTATAATTATTAAAGTTGCAAAATTTACCACAGCTTTTGCACAATTTTCTATTAGATATCCCATTAACAACGACATATAATCTTTCTGCAAATGATGGTGAGTATTCATCAAGGAAGCTAGTTAAATAATTTATCTGTTTAAATTCTGAATGATAGTTTCGTATTGACCACCAAAGTTCCGCACATGAACGATTGTTAAGATTGTTGGTTTTTGTTAAACAGTGTTCCTCGATAAATTTTTTCATTTAACTTGCACGCATACCACATCGTTTCAGCATTTTTTTCTGTTTTTTTATTGCTCTCTCTATTGATAGAGGTTTAGCATGATTAATGAACATAATCCCATTAAGATTATCTAGTTGTTGCTGAAATATCCTTGCAGACAGTCCACCAAAGAATTGCTGATGCACTATACCATTAAAGTCTTGATATTCAACTTCAATTGAGATGGGACGTTTCACTTTTAGCTCTAGGAATGGTATTGTTAATGTATTCTCTGCCAATTTAATGGTCGTTTCTGATATAGTGACTATATTTGGATTAAAGAATGCCACATATTCGTCGCCAGACCCCATAACAAAAACTCTATGTGGAAACCCACACTGGTTGGCTGATAGTCCTAGACCATTATGTTTTTTACATGTATCGACCAGTGTTGATGCAAATAGATTTGCATCAGTCCCAAAAAGTTCAAAATTAAAATCATTCAATGGTGTAGTGTTAAGTGGTCCATATATCAACTCAAACACATCAGGAGTTTTTGCTGATAGTGGTTTAGCTAGTTCTTCTGTATTAAATGTTATTACATCACTCATGTGTTTATCCTATAGTTTAGCTATTCGTGAGAAATTCCCACTCTTTTCAAATTTTATTACTGATCTAAATCGATCAAATAAATGATCACCACGATGACTAATCACGAATAGATTTGTGTCGTCATCAAATTCTTCAAATATTTTAAACAGATTATCTATAGAAGCATCATCCATAGAAGAATCTAGTATCTCATCCATTATCAATATATTAGTATTGGTTGAGTTCTTCATCTTAGCAACTTGTCGCCATGTTAGCAATAAGCTTAGGTCTATCTTAGTTTTCTCACCTTCCGAGAAGTTAGTATACTTGAAATCATCGCGATGTCTAGACTTAATGGTTTCATCAAAGTTTTCGTCTATATTGAAGTTCACGAAGAAATCCATTGCCGACAAGTACTTGTTGATTAGCTTGTTCATTACTGGTAGATATTGCTTTACTATTCTAGTCTTGATGCCTGTATCTTTCAGTAGATTAGATGCGTATTCATAGTATTGCTTCTCGTTGGATAGTCTTTCTTGTTCGGTCATGATCTTTTGCAGATGTTCTACCATCTCAATAAGAGATCCGTTATCATTTTCTATAGTGTCTTTACGAACAGATAACAATTCAATTTCACGGTTTATCTTAGATATGTACTGATTCATTGCTGATATTGTAGAATTATTACTAACTATTTCATTGTTGTGTTGAGTAATCTGTTTGTTAATTCCTTGTATTTCAGCAAGTCTTTCGTTCAATCGTTTTATTTCGGAAGATATCTCATTAACACCTTTGTTGATTTGTACTAGTTTAGTAGTCTTTTCAGTAACTTGGCTAGTTTTAAAGTCAACATCCAGCACTTGTCTACACGTTGGGCAGTCATCGTTCTGATGATAAAACGCTATATCTTTATTGATTAAATCAATACTAGACTCTAGTTTAGCCTCCATTTGTATCATCTTTCTAGATTTCGTTTCTACAGAAAGTTTATCATCTATCTTTTTCTGTAGAGTTTCTATGTGCTGTTGTATTAATACACCATCAGCAAGTAGACGTTCATTCTGTAGTTTAGAAGTTTCAATTTCGCCCAGCTTTCTAGCAACTTCTTCATCATTGTGCTTTTTATGTTCATCTATGTTCTTCTTCTGTAGTTTTATCTTTTCTGCTGTTATGTTCAACTCATACTTGTTGTTGGACGATTCATCTTTAATGGTGGATAACTTTTCCTTTACCAATGAATTCATAGATGAGAATATTTGTATATCCAATAGGTCTTCAATGATAGCACGTCTATCAGCAGCTGATAATTGCATGAATGGTACAAAAGACGCTGAACCCAATATTACCACTTGTGTGAATGATTTGAAGTTCAGTTTCAGAATAACTTTCTCTAGATAATCCTGATAATCTTTGGCCTTGGCGTCCTGGTTTATCATAACACCTCCACAATATATTTCGAATATATTGGGTTTAATGCCTCGGATTATCTTATATTCTTTGGTGCCTATAACAAATTCAACCTCCACTACACCATTAGAAGCATTAACACTGTTTAGCAGATTGCCTTTATTGATCTTTCTGAACGGTTTCCCGAACAGAACGAAACATAATGCATCCAGCATAGTACTTTTTCCAGATCCATTAAATCCAATTATGAGGGTGTTCTTACTAGAATTAAGCTTTATTTCTGTAAACACATTACCGGTGCTTAATATATTTTTATATCTCAGGACTTTAAAAATAATCATACACGTTCACTATTCAATGCTTCGACATATATTTCATGCAAGATACCCTTCAACCTAGAGTTGTCGATGTTATCTTCTTGTACAGAATCAACAAACTTGTTCAGTATTTGCAAAGTGTCTTCTGATTGAGTTATTATATCATCACTACCGTTCTCAGTCAAGTCTATAATATCTTCGATGATAGTAACATCAATGGGATTAACACTATATAGATTATCCATAAATGTATCAAATAGGTGGGGATTTATCTTGTTTAGTACAACAACCTTGACGTATTTGTTAGTGTATTGTGATAATTCCTGTAATCGTTTCGGTAGATATGTTTTAGCCTTGATGTCATTGTATGTGATCTTAAAGAACATATCATTAGGGTTTGGTACAAATTCTAGTTCAAAATTCTGAACATCGTACAAGTGGAACCCGCGAACATCCTCATAATCTGACCACGTTAATTGGTACGGATTGCCGAGGTAATATATGCTATCAGCACTAGATCTGTGGTGATAGTGTCCAGAGAATGTGTTCATGAACTTTCTGAACATTGATCGCTCTAATCCATCATGTGCGGCCATACCTCTATACATAGAGAATCCCGCTATCTCGAAGTGTCCCATACAGATTAGTGCTTTGGTATTATTGATCTCATCCAGACATTCTTGATAATTATCTGCACATATCCAAGGGATCATACAGATAGATACTCCATTAACAATAATGGTCTGTGGGGAATCTATTACATTCACATTTGGATATTCATTCAATAGTAGATCAACCGAATTAATGTTGTTACTATTCTTATGGAACGTATCGTGGTTACCTGCCAGCATGTGTACTTTAATATTCAATGATTGTAGTTTATCAAATAACATTTCCTTTGATCTCTTTAGTGTTAAGAAGTTTACATACTTACGCCTATCAAATGTATCACCAAGTATTAGTAGTGTATTGATATTGTTAGCCACTAGTGACGGAAAGAAAGTTCCGTCGTAGAATTTTTCATAGAAGTCTAGAAATGTAATACTATCATTCCTGGCACCGAAATGTTGATCCGTTATAATTGCTACTCTCATAACACCTCCAATTACATAAATTGTTCCAAACCTTTTGGCTTCTTAACAACATCCTTTCTGGCGACTAGTAACGTCTCGAATGTTTCTATAAATGATGCAAGATTATCATATATTTCAAATTGCACTCCATTATCACCAAACCCCATTAACTCATACTCATCATCTACGCCCACTTTAGTCGCAGATTTATACTTAGTATACTGGTATATTTTCTCTTTATGTATTCTCCGAAGGAACGCATAATATATGATTTGTGTAAAATATGCGAATGGATTTTGTGTCTTTTCCGGATTGAAATTCTTATAATACATGAGACAGTTCTCTATACCATCGGAGATCATATCTTCTCTATATGTGTAGTTCATGAAGTTAGGTTTATGCGATAGACCTTCTGCGATCTTGACAAAACACTCTGCAATGTACATTGGAATTTTGGGTGGAACACTATCCATTTCTATAGCTTTCTTGTTTGCATCAGCATGTTCTACTAATGCGTTTAAGAAATCTACATTATTTACGTAGTTCTTAGGTTTCTTTACTTTCATAAGGCTCCAGTAATAAAAAAACTTGACAAGTATAGTCAAGTGGGTGTATAATGCTTTACCACTAGAACATGTGCTAGATAAGTTTCTAACACAAGATACTAATACCATAGTGGAACATCAGGAGTGAAACGACTGACCG